AAATTAAAAATAAATGAAGATGGACTCCAAAGTTCAACAAATTCTTTCAATGAAAGATAATCAAATTTTTGGTTAATATCAAGCGTTTTATATTTAATTGGAATATTATATTTTTCACCGATATACTCGGCAAAATTATAAGTCTCACCTCTTCGATGAATTGGGTTAGGTAGATAAGCAAATATAGATTCTTGTTTTTTAGATGAATAAAAAGTATCATAGTACAAATTAATGTTAACTGGATGAGACACAAAATTAATCTTCTTTCCAATTAACTTTTCCATATCCTTGTAGTCATCTAAATCTCTCATAGTAGTTACGCCATGAGCTACAATACCATCACATGACTTTAAAAAATGTATTCTGTTTTTAGTTCTAACTTCCCTATTGTGAACCGATAACTCAACCTCTTTTAGATAAGCAACAATCTTAGCATTTGGATACTTTTCTCGTAATCTTTCAACTGAATATTTTGAATAGTTATTATCATCTAACCCCAACCTTTCATTAGAATATAGAATCATATCAAAATCATCATCGGGCAAACTCACCTTATCCACCCATTCTTCTAAATTTAAAAAACACCCATCTCCCCAAAGAAATGGAAAATTCCAACCAGTAACGTGTAAATCAGGTGTTATAGAATGTTGATGAACGTAGGGTTTGTTTTCTACAAAATCATATGATATTTTGTCTTTTACATAATATGAGTTTTGAGTTGAACAATCATATATATAAGCTAATTTCATTTAACAATGTTTTGTAAATAATCTTCTATGTTAAGTGATGGATTCCATCCAAGTTCTCCTTTTGCTTTTGTATAATCGGCTAATGTAAATGGATACTCACCCTTTCTAGCATCAATATATTTTCTTCGATAATTCTTACCAAACATATCTGCTATCTCGTTAATAGAAAAATTTAAACCTCTGCCTAATTCATATGCTTGACCACCGATAACACTCATAGTACGATACTGATCATCCAACAGACCATTCCCACATCTAACTAATCCATCTACGATATCATCTATGTGGGTAAAATCTCTACGCTGTTCACCATCGCCAGTAATCGTAAGTGGTTTACCATCACGGAATTGCTTTTCAAATATACCAATAACTGTAGCATATGTTCCTTCCTCTAATTGATGTTCTCCATATACATTATAAAATCTACATATAGCAGTTGGTAAGTCATAAACTTTATTATATAGTTCACATAGTTGTTCACCAGCATATTTAGACCAAGCATATGGACTACCCCATAATCCGTGATGAAGTGTACTTGAGCCAGAAAATACTACTGGTGTCTTATGAGTAGACTTATGACTTCTAGCCCACTCTAAAACATTAAGAGCGCTGTTAAAATTATTACTTATAGCTGTAACCGGATCTGATAATGATGGTTGTATTCTAGCTAATGCAGCAAGATTAAATATTATATCAGGTGTCTTTAATTTATATTTTTCTGAACCAAAGGCTTTATGTTTAGATGAAGCATCTGATATATCAGCATCTATATACTCACATCCATTTTGTTCATTTTCTTTTTTACCTGTAGAATAATTATCCACAGACACTACATCGTGTCCATCTTTTAATAATCTTTTTATTAAGTTAGTACCGACAAATCCAGCACCACCCATTACCGTTATCTTCATCTTTGTATTTTCCCATATTTAGAATTTTGTTCTTCTTGTTTGTCAATTGTCTTAGGATGTAATATACAGAATGGTTTATCTTGTGGTAGAGTAGCATAAGTTTGATAACCCGTTATCATCTCATGTACTTTGAATTGCCATCTGATGTTTGGTCGGTTACGGAATACTCTACCTTGCCAATCAGGAAAGTTTACCCAACCCTCTTGATTAATTTGCCATCCCCAAGCATTCACGTGTTCTTGAGTCAAACCCTCTACGGTATTTATTCTAGGTAAGTAAATTAAATCAATACCCTCATTGGCTTCGATGATATCATGAATATTTTTAATCATCCAAAGACTTATCATCTCATCTGCATCAAGATTAAAACTATAATCCCCACTACCCATAGATTTCAAATGATTCTTCTGTGAAGCAAAATCCCCTAATAAATTACGTTGTTCAAATACTATATCATATGTAGATACATAAAAATCTAATATCTCTCTTGTCTTTTTATCATCGGAATAATCATCAAGTATAACAATCTCATCATCAGGTAGTTTCCATTTCACTAGAAATTTTAATAACTTCTCTAATGTATCTGTTTCATTATGAACTAATATAGAATAACTAATCTTCATCAATACCAACCATATTTAATTTAATATTTGTAACCTTTAATGCTGTCAATTTATTTGATTTATAACTACGATATGATTTTTTAAATACATTATCAGCATTAACTACATCTGAATAAAATCTTTTGGGTGACATAGCAGAACGTTTCTTTGGGTTAGCTATTTGTATTCTAAAATACTCTTCCTTTAATGATATTAGATTTTCTCTCTCATCCACTTCAGTTTTTTTCATATCTATAACACTAAATAGTTTTTTTAACTTAGATGGGTTTATATAATTAAGGTTCAATCCTTCTAGTAATTTAGTTTCTTTATTGACATTTAAGAATAATAAAACAGGTCTTGCATCAGTAACGCCTGATTCGGAATAATTAAACGTCACAATCATTCCAGCTAATAATTTACCAATGGATATGGTCTGCTCGGATAGAATTATCTTACGATTGTTGTATCGGTTCGCCAATTAATTTCTCTAACTTTTCTACCATTGTGTAAGCATCAATGAATGTAGGAACTATAACCTCGGTCTCAGGACTAGAATGTGGAATTAATCTCCATTTCAATGTTTTATCTTTAACTAAAGGAATCACATTATAGTTTTCGGTAGTAAATACGGAAGGCGCCCACCATCTATTTTTTATTTCTCTACATACCTCTTTAAATTCTTGTGGAAATGGATTGTCATTGATATGAGATTTCATATTTTCATTTGAAGCAAAACCACAATGTAAACATTGCATATTTTGCTCGATATCACCTAGTAATAGTAAAGAATCTTCGCTATCAATTCCGTCTAATAAACAACAAGGACATTGAACTTTTAAAAACATATCTGGCATTATGTAATTTTCTTTAGTTTAGGAAGTTTAATACTAGTATTTGACTTAGTATCTCCACTTACTTTTTTTAACTTAGGTAGTTTTAAAGATACTGCTGATGGAATTTGTTTTAGAACATTATCTAATATTTGATTAAATCTACCAGCCATCTTTTTCAATGAATGTTCTCTTAGATTAACCTTACCCAATCTCTTACCTTTTTTATTAAAGATAGAATATTTTTTATGAAACATTCTTACCTTACGAATGACATCAGTTTCATTTACATTGTACCATTTACTTGGCTCAACTATGATTGGTTTCCAAATCATAGATTTTGGAACTTCTTTTAATTCTCCTCCAATCAACAATGCATCCTTTTCATTTAGAAAGTCTAAATGACCACTCCAATTAGAAGCAATTACAGGTAAACCACAACAACTAGCTTCTAATAAAGGTCTACCAAAACCCTCTCCATGTGTACAGCTTATAAATGATTTTATCTTTGGGTTATTATAAAGATAAGACATTTCCTGTATCGTTAAATCACCATGAATTAAATATATAGATGGTAATTTATCTGCTGATGTAAACTGATTTTTTATCTCTCTTATACTTTGAATAGTATCTTCTTTATCCAATATAGAAAAGTCAGCACCACTTGTTTTTAATACCAATGCTGGAGGATTAGGATGGTTGGTAAACGCCTGTAAGAAACATTTTATCATCAATGGTATGTTCTTTCTATCCTCACCGTATTTACCTGCTGTCCATTGACCAACGAATAGATAAGCAAAATTCTCCTTAATCAAGTCATTTAATTCATCAGTAAAATCAGATTTTATTTCTAATGCACTTAGTGGTTTATAGACTTCAGTATCAACACCCTCAAACAATACAGTTATTGGTTTTTGAAGATTAACCTCACCAGTCTTTTTTTTTGAACCGTCTGGCATATCTTGCTGTTGGTCATAAGTACATCTTTTAAATGTTTCAGCCGTAAATTGAGATGGTACTATGTTTAAATCCATCTGATTCATACCCATTAAAAACTCAGGTGAAACTACATCAGTTTCAACTCCAGCGGTAATACCAATATTGTACTTACCTATAGTAGCATATTCATTTGGAATTCTGATATCAATACAAACATCAGGTTTTTCTTTTAAATTAGGATTACTTATAAAAGAATCCAATAACTTCTTATGCCTTGGAACTTCTGGTCTTAGATGATTTCGAGGTGTACTTCCCCACTTGACATCAAAGCATTTTATATCTATATCATCCCTATCCATTATTGAATAGAATATTGACCTTGCATGATCACCATATCCACTACGTGTATTAAATGGTGCTACCATAACTACTGATTTTTTCATATACTCACCATATCATATTTTTTCTTTGGTTTCCAATTTTCAAATGCTCCATTCATAGAACTAATGAAGTTATCAGCCATAGCAACGGCAGTCATTTGATTTTCTCTACAGAACTTAGTGCCTAAATTACCAAGTCTCTTTCTTTCTTTTCTACCCATATCGTAAAATTCTTTTAAATTTTTAGCTACATCTTCTGGATTACATCTATCGTCCCAAATGTACGGAGTAGGTGGTGAACCTTGTAGTGATATTGAAGATGGATATACAGGTTTTACCCACTCACCATGAGTTTTATATTTACCTCTATGATTAGTACCAAGTTCAATATAATCTTCTGCGGTTAATAAATTTCCATCATCATCTCTGAATCCACATTGATCTTGTAGTCCACCTGTTACATTTACAATAATTGGTGTACCGACAGTAAGAGCTTCAGCACTACCTAATCCAAATCCCTCATTACTAGCAATGTTAACATAAACATCAGCAGAATTAAATAATAAATTCATAGCATCATCATTAAATGCTCCACCTTGATTATAAGTAAAACACACATCATATTCAGGACATAAATGTTTATGAACTTTTGGTAAATCAGTTCCATTGTCATCACACGGCTGACAATGAAATACCAACACACATTCTTCTCTTTGTTCAGGAGTCAACCCATCCATAAAGTACTTATAAGACAACATCACATCACCAGGTTGCTTTCTACGAATGTTTCTATTACTGTATAATATTTTAAATTTCTTATTTGATAAACCATGAGTTTCATCAAACTCAATTAAGGTGGTATCATCATCTTTAATTTTTTTAAAACGTCTTGAGGAAATTCCATGAGGTACAAATGTAGTTTGCCAATCCTCATAACCATGTGGTTTTAATAATCTATTGTTTATACCATAAGTTTGTTTTGATATTGACATCAATAAATCACTACTACGATAGTAATTAGTATTATATTGTGGATCAGGTAAATCATCCCATATGTTATAATAGAATATTGGAATTGATTGTCTTATCTCTGATTCCATATGATAAAACCAAATCCAAAATCTAGGATCAGTATAATGAAGAATAGCATCTGGCTTCTCCATTTCAAGTACTTCTCTTAGTAAATCAGGATTACCATATCCATTAACTGGATATACTTTTAAGTAACCATCTTTTATGCCAAACTCCTCAAGCCCTCCTGACATATCCGCTACCTTACCTTCTTCAGGATGTTTAATGGCACCAGCAAGCTGAACCCAATCATATTCGTTTAGAGTTCCCATAACGATATCTTTTGATACCGTAGCTACTCCACTATGCATTCTAATGTCATCTGACATTAATAATATTTTTTTCTTACTCATAATAACCTTTGTTTAATATAATTTTAAAATTGACTTCCACTTACGTGAAGTTTATCGTAAGTTTCTATTTCTTCTCTAACTGAATTATCGTTTAGGTATTGATGTAAAGACCTATTTACTAGCTTTTGTAAATTCATAGAAGAATTAACAGTTTTACTTTTAAACGATTCATAAAGATTTTGAATTACTTTAACCGAAGTTAGTTTTATTTTTGTGTTTTTCATATATATATAAATATATATATTTAATTGATAACAAGTGTTTTTTTTCCAAATTTTTTAGCATATTTTATTGTAGACATAGAACCCCTCGATTCAACTCCTCTTGGTATAAAAGCAACAACATACTGTGAATAGATAGCTATAATTTTATTACGAGCAAAGAAGTTTTTGACATTGTAAGGTTTTCCATAATCCCCTTTGTTCTTAGGACAATAAATATTCCAATTCTCATGAAAAGGTGGAAACTCTTGATATTGCATCCCTAATTCTAAAGCATATTTCTTTACGTATTTATCAGCTCCAAATCTAGCTCCACCACTAACTATAATTGTATCTGAGCCTTTTTCTTGTTTTAATTTAAATATGAATTCCTTAATCTTTCTTCGATTTTCATATTTACGACTACCTACTATTCCTACTTTTAAAGTTTCTTTCCCCATTTACAATACTCCGTATTATAGAACTCACAATATGTACAAGCTTTGCCTGGTGAGGCATTATAATCTCTATTAGTTTTATGATTACCATCGTCATCATAGATAGCTTCACGGAACTCTGTGAATGCTTTCATTGTCTTATTAACACTAACCTTTCCATTTGAAGGTTCAAACCTCTGCAGTCTACTAATTGGAAAGTCGCTTTGTTTAGCAATCTTTCTTTTTAATATCAAAAACTCTACCGTTATCTTATCTAATGGTACATTAAATTTTTCAGAATAGAATTGTTTATATAACAGTAACTGAGATTTTTTGTAGAAGTTTTTCTTGTGAAAATCCGTCCAACTTCTGGTAGATGTCTTCAAATCAATGATTGTGATTCTGCCAGATATTTTGTTTCGTATTACCACATCAAGATAACTCTTTAACTCAACATTCTTTTGTAACTCCATGAATATTGGCAATTCAATACCAATTAATTCATAGTTCTTCTTCATGAAATACTTACCACGGTGTTTTCTAAAATGATCTATTATAGCCATTCCATCTTGATAAAACTCAATCATATCATCTTGACTACATGGTAAAGTTTCTTGATTTTCTTTTATCTTTGTAAACTCTTTCATCATCTCTGTTTTTAACATGCCATTTAAGTCAAGTGATTCAGCTGCTACAATAGATGTACCATACATCTCAGTTAAGTAAGTCTGTATTGTAGTATGCATAGCAGTTCCAAATAATGTATGAATATTACCTGTAAATGTTCCTAATTTATCAATGTATCTTAGTTTCCATTTTAGATTACATTCATTATAAGAAACAAATTGTGAGTGTGATACGTGTCCCATTATATTATCTCGTCTATCATTCCGTATTCTAAACAAGTTTTAGCATCCCACATCAAATCATGTTTAAGAATCTCATTAAGTTTCTTCATCGGTATTTTAGTATATTGGTTATAAACATCTTTGATTGTTTTCATCATCAAGTCTAAATTTTTCTTCTCATCTTCAAAATTAGAATATGTCCCCCAAAATTGTGTAGATAACTGATGAACCAGCATATAAGAATTTCTACTCATATACCGTTCTGTTCCAACTACTGTTAGGAAAGTAGCAGCACTAGCAGAGAATCCATCTACATAAGTATGAACAGGAACTTTAGTTCTTAATATCGTATCCATGGAAGAAATACCACTTACTATACTTCCACCACCAGAGTTTATGTACACCCTAATAGGTGGTGATGGTGTATCGAGATTATGAGATAGTGTTATGGCTTTTGCTTCTAACTCACTCATTTTTTTATTCAACTCACAACAAGCACTTCTGTTGACGCCGGAGTAAAAGTATATCTTATTATCTTGTACTGATATATGTTTCTCATTAGACTCACCAGCAGTTTTTCTAATTGATAGTTTCTTTTGCTTTTCTCCCCAATATCTTTCCATTATTTACCCCAAAATCCTTTCTTTACGATTGTAGCCATTATTCCATAATTTGAAACGTCTAGATATGCATCTTCTAATGGTTCATCTTTTACCGCTGATTCTCTGCCGGTCATCAATAGAGTTTTAACTCTTTGTAACTTATCGTTCATACGAAACCACAGACCTGTAAGTGATAACTTTATCTCCTCTGATGTTTGAAGTTGTGTACCAACTGAAATATTACCAGGACCATAGTCATGTTGTTTATGACAAAATAATTCGTATTGTTCTCTCTGTAATTTTTTGAACTCAGCAGTCATCTTTGGCCATTCCTGTTCCATCAAAGAAATAATATCATCTTTTTTTTCATTAATTAATTCCGTTTCTTTTATATTCATACTTTCCTTTATTTTATGATTAAATGTGATAACTGTAATATAATAATTATAGCTGATAAAAGCAAGGATATAATTGTCCTTGTATCCGGTACTTCATGTAATATTAACCACGTCAATACACCAAAAACAAATGTGGCCATACCAAATCCAATTGGTCTAACATACCAATAATTTTGAAAGTATTCATAATACCATTTAGTACCATAAAAAAAACAAATACTAATTGGTATTCCACCTAATACAACCCACCACAAACTTTTAGCCCACTCATACTTAAATTGACCTTGCATATGAAACCAAGCCCATATATGACCAAAAAAAGATATACTCAATGCTAGTATTAATTTATTCATCTAATTTTCATTTTTTTTATTTCTTTATCGGATTTTCCAAATTTTTTCAATAATGATACCAAATTATCTTTGGAAATTAAACTATAATATTCAGCTGCTTGAGTTTTACTTACCTCAAAATACTTCATAATAAAAGGAACTACTAATTCATTTGTCTTTTCTTTTTTTCCACTTATATACTTCAAGTAGGTTTTTTTCTTTGGTAATAAATTACAATAGAATTGATAAACTGATTTCTGTGGCATAACTTCTATCGTATACTTTTGAAAGTAATTTACAAAAGGTAAAAAGTCCTCACCCATACTCAAATATCGATTGACCATAAATGGACTAAACTTCTTTTTATCTTCATCGGAGAATGAATCCCAATCTCGTTTACCCACAAATAATTCATTAATCCAACTAAATAAGTTCATCCATCTCCCCACCCATAGGTAATAACTCACCACAACTTCCACAGTTAAATACTTGTATCGGTGCTATAACTTCTTTTCCTGTCGGTGATAGAATTGCTGACATTTTCTTTATCACATATCCTTGTATGAAAATTTTATTATTACATTTTTCACATTCCATAGTTTCAGCATCTTTTAAATCAACTTGAACTTGTTTTTTTGGTAATGGTTTCATTGGTCTTGTTGTCATTGTAATTTCCTCATTATACTTGATACAGTAGCAATAAAGTTAATTTCTTTATCCACTACCAATACATCTTGATAAGCACCCTTTGATATTTCAGCAATAATATCAGGTATTTTATCACTAGTTATATTCTCAACCTCATCATACAGAAACCTAAATAATTCAGTATAATCACTAAAACCACTATCCGCAATCAATTTACGAATCGTTCTAATATCCGAATTACTCTGTAACAATTGTAAGAATTGAAGTTTGAACTCATTATGAATCATGCCATCCTTATCAATAGTCAACTTACCATCAATAGACATTCTTTGTAGTTCATTGATTACCTTACGTAAGTCTGGATACCCAGCAGTTACAACAAGTGCTAAATCATCCAAGTCAAAAGATACGTTCTCTTTCTCTAAGATAGTCTTAACATGTACAGCAACCTCTTTCTTACTTGGTGGTATTATCTTATAAGTCTGACATCTACTCTGTATAGGATCAATAATCTTCTCCACGTAATTACAAGTTAAGATAAACCGACAATGAGCAGAAAAGGTTTCCATTAGATTACGTAAAGCTGGTTGAGCAGAGTTTACATTTAGGTAATCCGCTTCATCTAATATTACTATCTTCATTGGTTTAAATCCAATAGAAGAAGCAAATGTCTTTAACTTATCTCTTACTAAATCTATGTTTCGTTCATCCGAAGCATTAATATAGAGATAATCACACTCAACATGACTAACGATAATTTTAGCAAGTGTGGTTTTCCCACCACCAGCTCTGCCATATAAAAGTAAGTGTGGTACATTCCCATCTTCTAAAAACCTCTCAACTTTAGTTTTAAGATTTTCATTACCAACGTATGTTGATAAGTCTTGTGGTCGGTATTTCTCAACCCATAATCCGTGTGAACTCATACTATACCTGCTGTGAGACGAACCAATACTTAACATTGAAATCATCAACGTTAAACTCGATAAACGCCAAACCCTTGTCTGAGATTTGAAGAGTTGCTTTTGAACACTCTTTATTAGCACTCAAAACTTGACTAAACAGATTAGCATTGAAAGCAATAGAATCTTTTAATTCAACTGCACCACTTTGAGCTTTGATACTAATACGATTTGAATTCATATCTGAGTATCCAATTACAAACTCAACCCCATTATCTGTAGGTTTTATTGCAAATGTCTCAACATCAGCTAGAGCACCTTTACCCTTGATAAAAGAATTTATAAACTGAGAATCAATATTAACTAAAGTATTGAATTCAGGTATATTTTTTAATTCAGGTACATCTGGTATTACACCAACAGCAGCCAAAACATAATCAGCTGATATAACCGAATCTGTTAGATGGAATGCCACAGGATTATTATCAACGTTCACTAACTTAAAGTCTACACTATCAGCTAAAGTACCTAACATCTTAGATAATAATGGTGTATCATAGACGCCGACTTCAAACTCAGGTAATGATTGTTTTGCTAGAGTTAATTCACCCAATAAACTTTTATCCGGCGAGATAAACCTCGTAACTAGTGATTGCCCATCCGAACTCCACTTGACAGAATTTATACTTCCGCCAAGATTGTATTTTTGGATAAACGTATTTAGTGTTATTTTATTCATTATTACTACTCCTATTGTATGTTAATATACGAATGTTTTGTGTAAAAGTCAATCAAAAAAACCTTTCAATTGAAGTTTTTTTATCAACGGGCATATCCCATTTCATACTCTCATAGAACAACTCAATTTTGTTCTTTAGAGCTTTGTTAAATATCTTATCTCTATCTATATACTTAGCAATAAAATCCATAACTTCTTTAGGATCATCGTGACCTTTGAAAGCAATAGCATCAATCTTATATGGATTTGGTTTCAGATAAACCCAACGTATCTTAGATGAGTTTCTTATTGGCTCATGATTGTTTGTTTTGTAGAACTTCAACATATCATTATAAATTATAGAAGCCTTAACATTTGCTGGGGCTCCCTTTTCCATCTCAGTAAACATGGATTTGCCAGTAAAACCCTTTGTGTTTTTCTTAGTGTACTTCGTTAAACCCTTGACGCCGGTAGGTAAGGCAATATTATCGATGGATTCTTCATGTAGTGATTTCTTGAAATTCAAGATAAACTCATCAATTGAGCTTTTATCCACTTTAGCCAATATAGCTTTCAATACCTTTGTCATGAAATCTCTAAATGATGGTGGGAATGAACTACGAACAATATCCAAACCTTTAACATCAAGTTTCTCACATGACGTACCGCCATCGTTTATAATCCATTGTCCATATCGTTTCTTAGTAACCCAAAAAGCACTCTTAGCGATGACTTCTTGTTTGATATCGAATCTATGGTCACCTTTAATATTAAGGAAATTACTACTGAAATAGTTGTATGACTTGTTGATATAAGCCTGAACTTCATCGGCAATCTCAAGAATCTGCTCTGTCATGAACTTATCATCCTTAACGTCAGCATTTGGAAATCTATCCTTAACCAAAGGTAAAGCACTATAGAATACAGAATCAGTATCGGTGTATATACAATAATCCTTATCCGTCTTGAGTATGTTATTGTAATAATTATTAGCAATCTTTTCGGTAAATTGAATTAACTTAACACCAGTAGTTGTAGTTCCCTCGGCATTATCTAAATCATAAAATCTAAATACAGTTAAACCCAATACACCATACAACGAGTTTAATAAAATTTTCTGTACTAATTGTCTTCTATCAAAATAACCACTTAAATCATCGTCACCCTCTTTACCATACTTTTTAGCTAGGTTCTTGTATTCTACTCTTTCATTGAACCACTTTTCTAAGATAGCTGGTATAACACCTTTCGTAGTTAAATCATAAATCACACCATTAGAAGATATTGATACTTTATTTTTATTGAAGAAATCCTTTAGTTCGCCATTGCTAAATCTTCTGATTACCTTACCATTCTTTTCTACGGAATAGGTCTTAGTTACGCCCTTGATAAACTCCTCAGCATCCCAACCATTAATCTTACCTATCTTGGTTTCAGGAGACATATTTAGAGACATGATAATACTTGGATACATAGAAGTTAAATCTAAATCAAACACCCAATCATATCTACCAGGTTTAGGACTTTTAACATAAGCACCACTAAACCTACCCTCTGAACCATCGTAACTAGCATTAGGTAACTTACTTGGAGCAACTAAATCTAAACTTCTCAAGTACACCAACATCGCACCCTCGATATATCGAGAACTGAAATAAACCTCTTCGTAAGGTATTCTACCCAAATGAGATACGGCACGAGCCAAGTCAATTAACTTAAATTTATCATCTAGTGCTTTAACAATCTTGACATCATTTAAGTTATACTCAATAAACTTATCTATATCATCTCTGTATAAATCGTCTAGTGTTCCCTCATACTCAACCTTACCTATACCAACCTCTATAGTTCCAATGTGGTCTAATCTATAACTTGATTGTTGCGTATAGGTAAACTTTCTATATAAATCCATATAATCTAAAGCACTAACACCAGCAATACGATACATCTTTTTGTTTGGATTATACTTTACAATCTGAATTGGTGAAAGAGCATTAGCAAATTCCTCACCCAATACTTTTGATATTCTATTATATAAATAAGGTACATCAAAACCATTGATATTCCAACCGGTAATTAAAGTTGGTTTTATACCTATCCAATACTTTAATATTTGTTTTAATAACTCAGGCTCTGATTTAAAAAACTTAATATCAACACCATCTTTTACATTATCTTTACCATCACCTAAAACATAAACTACATACTTCTCATCATGTTTAGTATAAAGTGCAATAGAAGTAACTTTATTATCAGCTTTTGCTGGTTCAGGAAATCCATCAGTAACCTCTACCTCAATATCAAAAAATAACTCACGATGGTTTTTTGATGGCTCATCGGAATCTGAATATCTATCCAATAGTATCCTAGTATCCAACGGAATATCTGATTCAAATACCCTACCTGTTCTGAAATCTTCTTCTGTCCAATACGTTACTTTTTTTAACTTATCCCCATAAATAGAACGATATTGACCGCTACCATCTTTAACATAAGCATAATTCTTAAATATAAAATTTTGATAACCAGCGACATCATCCCAAAGATGAACTTCTACTTGATTACCACCTCTTTTCTCACACCAAATGTTTTGATACATCTAT